AAAGGTTCTCCATCTTTCTTCTTAACTAAGTCATCACCCCAGTCATAATACCAGTGTGAGAAGACAATAGAGAGCATTTGACATGTCTCTAAAGGCATCTTGACCACATGTTTATCAGGCAATGCTTTTGCCGATACATGTGGATCAGGATGGGTTACAAAAATATTCATACTAATATTATACCACTAATTCTATAAATTCGCCAAGTATTTTTTTATTCATTCTCTTAGTCTTAAGACTCTTTACAAAAGCTCTTTTGATTTGTGCTTTAGTAGCATCTTGTTGAACCTCAAACTCATCATCATTAGCAAGTGCAGTTGCTGACAATCCAAAGTAAGAATGATAACCAGAATTCTTAATTGTAAATGATCTATCCTTTTTCCATCTCTTCATTATTATGTCATATGTATTATCTTCATATCCAGCATAGTGTCTGATAAATTGACCAGCATCTCTATTAGCAAGAACTCGTATTCCAATAAAATTTGTAGTGAGGAAAGTTTGTCGTAAATCTTGTAATAATACGTCAGTAACATCTGCCCAGTGTCCCAACCCTTCACATGAATAAGTATGACCTGTTTTACGATTACGGAATATACATCTATCATGAACATACTTAGTTCCCATAAATGGTTCATGCTCCCAATCACGCTGACATTCTTTACTATACTGTAACGGTGCAGATTCACCATCAGTAAGAATTACACACTGAACTTTTTCTATATTATTCTCATCTTTAAACTTAGGAAGAATTTGATGAAGAGAAATAAGTGCTTCATTCAATGGAGTACCAGAAAGATTCATTCCAATAGGAATATGATATTGAGTATGAATTCCATAACCAAATGCACAAGCTACTCTAAAAATACTCTTCATTTGCACTTCTAATTCTTTAGTCCTAGTTTTGCTAGTGAATAAATTCATCATAGAAAAACATTCTGGAACAAAAGCTAAACCTTCTTTCTTTTCATATGCAAGTCTATGAAATGTATCTTCTACTGGAGGATGCTCATTAGTGAAAGCATAAACTTCAAATGGAATATTAACTTTTTTACAGAACCATAATAGATTATAAAGTTGCTTAAGAGTATCAAGCATAACCTCATTCATTGAACCAGACCAATCAAGAACAAATACTAATCCATGATTCTTACCTTCAGCAAGAGTAGTTACTTTCTTAAATAGATCCT